AGCATCAATCCCTCCTGCGCGACACGGTGACCACCGAGGCGGTCATCAAAGGCAATCAGGCAGTGTTCCTGGTCGCCGGCTCTGGTGGCGCTGCGGCCCAGACGCGCGGCGTGAACGGCCTGATCCCTTCGCGCGCCGACTCGCTCACTCAGAACACCTGCACTCTGCAAGAGTGGCATGACCTGGTGCGCAAGACTTCGTTCAACGTGTTCGCGTCGCAGGGCAACCAGCGCGCGATCATGCAGATGACCACCATGGCGGTGCTCAATCGCAAGATCGACGAACTGATCATCACGAATCTGAACACCGGGACCGTGGCAATCGGTAGTTCGACCACGAAGATGAATGTATCGTTGTTCCAAAATGGCATTGTGAAGCTGCAAAACGCTTCGGTGCCGTGGGATAGCAACATGACCTTCTTGTGTCAGCCCGCATCCCTGGCTTACCTGGAGCAGGCGCCTGAGTTCAGCAAGACGGCCGTGTATGTGGACATGAAGCCGTACGCCGGCTCTGATCAAAATGCTTCGTGGCGCGACAAGCCGATGGGCTATCGCTGGCGCAACACGCTGATCATCGCGCATCCGAACCTGCCGGGCAAGGGCACCAGTTCAGAGAAGAACTTCCTGTACCACAAGACCGCACTCGGCCACGCGATGAACACCGAAGGCATGGAAACCCCGGTTGGGTATGACGAAGAGCAGAACTACTCGTGGGCACGAGCCAGCGCATTCATGGGCGCGCTTGTCCTGCAGAACAGCGGGATCTGCGTCCTGACGACCGATGGAAGCGATTACGCCTAAGGAGAAACAGACATGGCATACAACGGAAGTACCTCGGCATCATCTGTCGCAAACCCTCCGATCCGCATCGCCGGCTCGCTTGGCAATGGTCTCAACACCACGTCAACGAACGGCACGGGCGGCGGCCTGTGGTTCTACAACTCGACCAACAGCTCTACCCAGCTTACCGATACGGCGTTCTTTACTGACGCCTACTATCTGGGAATGAAGACCGGCGACGTGATGATCTTCTCCGGCTCGACTGGTTCGTCTGGTTTCGTCGGCGTTGGCATGGTTGGCGCCGTGACTACGGCCGGCGCGGCTCTGGCGTCCACTGGCGGCATTCTCAGCTCGACTCGGTAACCCATGGCTCGCAACAACATTCTTGACCCGCAGCGCCACCGCCTCGGTGAAGAGGTGCGCAATACCTGGGTGGTCAATGCCGAAGAAGGCACGACCATCCAGGATGTCATGGAGCCAGCCTACTGGTCGCACGTGGCATCTCGGCTTCGCCCGTACGATCACATTGAGGTTCGCCTTGAGACCGGCGAGTGGATCGCTGAAATGCTCGTGCTGTCGCAGGGCCTGAATTGGGCTCGCGTCCACATGCTGCACCACCATGATTTGGTGATGTCGCACGAAACGCCCCCCGAGTCTCAGAAGCACGAGGTGAAGTGGCGTGGTCCGCACAACAAGTGGTGCGTGATTCGACTGACCGACAAGCAGGTCTTGCAAGCCGAGATGGAAAAAGACCAAGCCATTGCATGGCTGACCAACTACGAGCGCACCACGGTCTGATTTGCGTTGCTGTCGCGTAGCGCCGGGGTGGCCGTAACTGGCGCCTCGGCGTTTTTTCATGTGGAGATAGTATGTCAGTAACTCGTCTCAGCATCTACAACGGATCATTACTGATCTGTGAGGAAAGATTCCTTGCGTCGGTGACTGAAGAACGAGAGCCGCGCCGGCTGCTTGACTATGTTTGGGACAACGGCGGCGTGAAGTCCTGCCTGCAGGAGGCGCAATGGGAATTCGCCATGCGCACAGTGCAGATTGACTATGACCCCAGCATTGATCCGACATTCGGATACAGGCGTGCATTCCAAAAGCCTGATGATTGGGTGCTGACAAGCGCCATCGCCACGGATGGATTCTTCAATGAGCCACTGACGCGATACTCAGATGAGGCCGGCTACTGGTATAGCGACCTTGATACGATTTATGTTCGATATGTGAGTGATTCTGTTGACTACGGCAATGACATGAATGCATGGCCTGAGTCATTCAAGGAGTTTGTTCACACGCATTTTGCGCACCGCATCATCGGCAAGATCCAGGGTGCATCCAGTGAAAAGAAGGCAGAAATTGCGCGCCAGCGTGAGAAAGCGCTTAAGCATGCGAAGAGTAGATGCGCAATGACTGGGCCTACGCAATTTCAGCCGCGTGGAAGCTGGGTTAGCTCCAGGCTGCGCGGCCCGAATAAACGAGACGGCGGTAGTCGCTCAAGCCTGATCTAGCCATGAAGGATTTCCTGTACAGCTTCAATAAGGGGCTCGTATCAAGGCGCGGCCTTGGGCGAGTTGACCTGCGCCGCCTAGCACTCGCGGCCACCACGATGACAAACTGGATTTGTCGCGTGCTTGGCTATATGCACGTCAGGAACGGACTGCAGTATATAGGTGCGACAAAGAGCAACACAGAGTCAGTCAACATACCTTTCGTATTCGCAACTAACGACACGGCGCTGATTGAGCTATCAGCCGCGACAATGCGCGTGCGAATAGATGATGAGATACTGACATATCCAACTGTATCAACCACTGTAGCCAACAGTAGCTTCTCTGGCGCAGGTAGTTGGACCGATCTTGATGAGGCCGGTGCAACATCGACCATTGGCGCCGGCACGCTTGATATGGTGAGCAACGGCACCGCTCTAGCCATCCGCGAGCAAACCGTAACCATCGCGGCAGCGGACCAGAATGTTGAGCACTGCCTGAGAATCAGTGTACTCAATGGTCCTGTTGGTTTTCGCGTTGGATCTACATCTGGCGGTGATGAGTTGTTTTCCGAGACGGCGCTACTTGTCGGCGAGCACAGGCTCGCATTCACGCCATCGTCTGGGACGGTTTATATCAGGTTCTTTTCTCGCCTAATCCGCAAAACACAAGTAGACTCCTGCTCTATCACAACTGGCGAGATGTCGATACCAACGCCGTGGACTGGGCTTGATACGCTCAGGACAATCAGGTACGACCAATCTGGTGATGTGATATTCATTGCCAGCAAAAGCATTCTTGGTGACCTGAGCCTAACTGTTAAGCAGACTCGCATTGAGCGGCGCGGCACAGGGCGATCATGGTCGTTGGTGGCGTTTGTCTCTGAAGACGGCCCGTTCATGGTTGAGAATGTGACACCAACGACAATCACGCCAAGTGGACTCACGGGAAACATCACACTGACTGCCTCAAGGCCGTTATTCAATATTGAGCACGAGCCGCCGCTGCTGGGGGTGGGAGCGCTATTTTCACTCACCTCAAGTGGTCAGACTGTCACGGCATCAATCACGGCGCAGAACACATTCACAAGCGCAATTCGTGTGACGGGCTCCGGCACTACCCGCGGATTCCTGGTGTCCGTGAGCAACACGTTCGTTGCGACCGTTGTGCTACAGCGCTCTGTTGACTCAAGCACTGGCCCATGGACCAATGTGACCGGCGAGTCATATACAGGCGCAACGTCCAAGACATATACAGATGGCCTAGACAATCAGATTGTCTATTACAGGATAGGCGTGGAAACCGGTGGATTCACGTCCGGCACGGTAGATGTACAGCTCAAGGTATCCACCGGCAGCGTTCGTGGCATCGTGCGGATCACATCAATCAGTAGCAGCACGTCAGCAAGTGCGGAGGTTTTGCGGGCGCTTGGTGCCACGACGGCAACCTCTGTGTGGCAAGAGGGCGAGTGGTCTACATATCGTGGCTACCCGACAGCTACCAAGCTGCACGACGGGCGTTTATTCTGGGCTGGTCAAAGCCACATCTGGGGCTCAATCTCTGATGCATTCGACTCGTTCGATGAGACGTTCGAAGGAGATGCGGGGACAATCAGTCGCACGATTGGATCAGGTCCTGTTGACAGTATTTCATGGATGCTTTCCATGCAGCGTTTCCTGCTCGGCACGCAGGGCACGGAATTCAGCGTCAAAGCATCGTCACTGGACGAGCCGTTGACGCCAACGAACTTCGGCATTCGACCATCCACTACCCAGGGCTCTGGCCCTGTGCAGGCGGTGTCGGCAGATCAGAATGGCTACTTCGTCAACAGAAGTGCCATGAAGCTGTTCGAGCTATCGCCAAGCGGTCA